AAACAAGATATGAGCCTACTTTCAGATTTGAACGAAGTCTTGGAACCACTGAATATTCCTATCGAAACCGGCGTGTTCAGCGGTGTGCCTCCTGACGAATATCTGGTCTTTATACCTTTGACGGATATATTCGAAGTCCATGCGGATAACCGCCCCGGCTTTGATGTACAGGAAGTGCGGATATCTCTGTTTGCAAAAGGCAATTACCAGCAGCGGAAAAGGCAGGTCACAACGGCTTTGCTGAATGCAGATTTCACTGTAACAGAACGTCGGTATATCGGACACGAGGACGATACCGGATATCATCATTACGCCATTGACGTGGCAAAAAACTATAGATTGGAGGAATAACACATGGCTACTATTGGTTTAGATAGACTGTACTATTCAAAAATAACCGAGGACTCCAACGGAGAGGAAACCTACGCTGTACCTTCGGTTCTTGCTAAGGCCATCACCGCCGAGCTTTCGGTAGAACTGGTTGAAGCAATTTTATATGCGGACGACGGTGCCGCAGAAGTTGTAAAAGATTTTAACAGCGGCACACTAACCCTCGGTGTGGATGACATTGGGCCGACAGTAGCTGCGGATTTAACCGGTGCATCAACCGATGACAATGGTGTGCTGATCTCCGCAAGCGAAAATGTGGGAACACCTGTTGCGGTAGGCTTTCGCGCACAGAAGGCAAACGGAACATACCGATATTTTTGGCTATACCGCGTAAAATTCGGACTACCCGCAACGAACCTGCAGACAAAAGCTGACTCTATTACTTTTTCTACACCTACTATCGAAGGAACCGTTATGCGCAGAAATAAGCTGGATGGCATGGGTAAGCACCCTTGGAAAGCAGAGGTCACAGAAGGTGATCCTGGTGTTTCATCGACCACCATCACTGGTTGGTTTACTGAAGTTTATGAGCCGGTCTACACACCGATACCATAGGAGGAAAAAAGATGGATAATGAGAGAAGTGCTGCTATCAACATTGGTGGCAAAGAGTATGAACTGGTTCTAACTACACGTGCGACAAAAGCGATTGCCGGTCGATATGGTGGTCTTGAAAACCTCGGAGAAAAATTGATGAAATCAGAAAACTTCGAGATGGCACTGGACGAGATTGTTTGGCTAATCACGCTACTTGCAAATCAATCCATTTTGATTCGCAACCTTAAGAATAAGAATGCACCAGAAGAATTGCTTACCGAGGAAGAGGTAGAACTTCTTACTTCACCTCTTGACTTGGCAGCATATAAAAATGCAATTACCGAAGCTATGTTTAAAGGTACAAAGCGCGATGTTGAAAGTGAGGAAGAAACTCCAAAAAACGTGGTAGTCGGGTAACAGACGCTGAAGTCTTTACCCGGCTTCTTTACTATGGAACAGTTCAGATGGGCATGGACGCAGAGGAATTCTGGCTTATACCTATTGGACTGTTTTTTGATTTATGGGCCTGTCACAAGCAATGGCACGGCATTGAAAAGCCGAAGAAAACCCGGACTATTGACGATATTATCCCGCCGGGTATTTAGGAGGAGGTGAAGGCATGGCAGACAATTTTGGTTTAAAAATAGGTGTTGAGGGCGAGCGAGAATTTAAGCAGGCTCTCTCTGATATTAATCAGTCCTTTAAGGTACTGGGCAGCGAAATGACCCTTGTAACCAGTCAGTTTGATAAAAATGATAAATCCATACAATCAGTTACCGCTCGGAATGCGGTTCTGAATAAAGAAATCGACGCACAGAAAGAGAAGATTTCCACACTCAAGGCTGCTCTTGACAATGCCTCCTCCTCTTTCGGTGAAAATGACCGTCGCACTCAAAACTGGCAGATTCAGCTGAACAAGGCACAAGCGGAACTCAATGGTATGGAACGTGAACTTGAGCAGTCCACAATCGAAGCGGATAATCTCGGTGCAGAATTAGAGGATTCAGGTAAAAGTGCTGAAGATGCCGGTGGTAGGTTTGATAAACTTGGTGGTGTACTCAAGGGCATCGGTGTAGCAATGGGTGCTGTTGCCGTTGCCGCAGGAGCCGCTGCTATTAAGTTAGGTAAAGAGGTAGTAACCCAATTCGGTGAGCTGGAGCAAAACCTTGGTGGCTCTGAGGCGGTTTTTGGAGCATATGCTGCATCGATTCAAAAAACTGGTGAAGATGCTTATAAAAACCTCGGTGTCTCTCAAAGCGAGTATCTTGCTACTGCCAACAAAATGGGTGCGTTGTTCCAAGGTTCAGGTATACAGCAACAGAAGAGTCTCGAACTAACTGAAAAGGCCATGCAACGTGCTGCAGACATGGCATCCGTCATGGGTATTGACATGTCTATGGCGATGGAGGCCGTCACAGGTGCGGCAAAGGGTAACTTCACCATGATGGATAACCTCGGTGTTGCCATGAATGCTACTAACATCCAAGCCTATGCCCTCGCGAAAGGTCTGGATTTTACTTGGAATACAGCAACACAAGCAGAAAAAGCAGAAGTTGCAATGCAGATGTTTTTCGAGAATACGGAGCAGTACGCTGGTAACTTTGCGAAAGAGTCAACTCAGACAATTTCCGGTTCCATTGGATTGTTACAAGCCGCTCTTGGCTCTTTTACAGCTGGGCTGGGTAATGCTAATGCAGATATGACAAATTTAACCGAGAATCTTGTTGATGCTTTCCAGGCGGTTGTCACTAACATCGTACCGGTTTTAGAAAACATCGTAGCGGCATTACCGACAGCGACTGGTGCAATTTTAGCAGCAGTTGCTGATTTGCTTCCTATGCTCCTTGAATTAGTCACACATATATTCACTCAGGTATTAGAAACGATTTTGAACCTCTTACCCGAACTTATCCCGGCGGCTGTTAGTGCTTTAATGACGATTGTAGGTGCTTTAATTGATAATCTTCCGTTGCTTATAAATGCAGCAATAGAACTGGTAACCGCACTTGTGGAGGGTATAGGAATTGCTTTACCGCAACTCATACCCGCAGCAGTTTCAGCAGTCACGAAGATTGTTGAAGGTTTGATTGAAAACCTACCAATGCTGCTGGATGCAGCTTTGCAGTTGATTATAGGGTTAGCACAGGGATTGGTTGATGCAATACCTCAGCTTGTTTCTGCCTTGCCTGCCATCATAGAAGCCGTTGTGGATTTTCTTATTGAATCGATTCCAGAAATTATCTATGCAGGTATTCAATTGCTGACTTCACTGGTGACGGCATTGCCTATCATTATTACAGCAGTTGTGGAGGCAATTCCGCAAATCATAGACAGTATTATCAATGCAGTAATTGGGTCGATTCCCTTGATTATTGATGCAGGTATCCGGCTTTTAATATCGCTAATTCAGGCACTTCCTCAGATTATTACTACTGTTGTAGCTGCGATTCCGAAGATCGTAACATCACTGGTGAATGCCATTATTGGTAACATCGATAAGATTATCCTTGCCGGTGTTCAGCTGTTTGTTGCGTTGATTGCAAACCTTCCAAGGATAATCGTGGAGGTTGTTAAGGCCGTTCCGCAGATTATCTCTGGACTGATAAGAGCCTTTACTGGTTATATCGGTCAAATGGCTCAAGTGGGTGGCAATTTGATTAAAGGGTTGTGGAATGGTATTTCAGACGCAGGTGCATGGCTATGGAATAAGATTTCCGGGTTCTTTGGAAATGTAGTATCAAAGATTAAGAACTTCTTCGGTATCAACTCTCCCTCAACTCTGTTTGCCGGAATTGGCCGCAACATGGGTGAAGGTATCGGTGTAGGTTTTGAGGATGCAATGACGGCAGTTACAAGGGATATGCAAAATGCAGTACCCACAAACTTCGATTTGAATTACAGAGGTTCATCAGGACAAGGCAGTGCTGCAGGCACAAGTATCACGCAAAATCTTTCAGTGGTAACACCAAAGGCTCTGTCTGAAAAAGAACTGGCAAGGGAGTTTAAAAACCTCTCCCGCAAGCTGGCACTTGAATATTAAAGGAGGTCTGACTATGGAACTTACTTATATTAATGCAAATGGCAGGAGCATAACGCTCAAACAAAGCCGCCCATATTTTCTTACCAAGGTTGATGGCACAGGCAACGTAAGTCAGACCGTTAACACTTTCAAAGCGCCAGATCAGGATGGTGCTTTTTATATTTCTTCTACTTTAGACATGCGAAACATCACAATTGAAGGTACGGTTGTTGGTGATAACCCTGGTGATGCTTATGTATATAGACAGCGTTTCCTTCAGATATTTAGTCCAAAACTACTTGGGACACTTCAATACCGAGGCCGGCAAATTGCTTGTGTGGTTGAGGAGGCAGGGTTTAGTGTTTCTACAAGGCAGCGGATACCAAATTTCTTTGTAAGCCTACTTTGCCCCTCCCCTTTCTTCGAGACATTGGATGAGGTAAGAGAGGAACTGGCATCATGGATACCTCTACTTGAATTCCAACTGGAGATACCTATGAGTGGTATGGAATTTGGAATGCGTCAGCCAAGTCAAATCATTACGGTGGAAAATATCGGTGATGTGTCCTGCGGATGTGAAATTGTATTTCGAGCTCTGGGTACTGTTACGAATCCTGAACTCTTAAAGATAGACACTGGTGAATACATTCGTCTTCTTACGACAATGGATGCCGGAGACGAGCTGCGTGTATATACTCATTTCGCCGGAAAGCGTGTAGTAAAAGTGGAGGGTTCTTCGATTACAAATGCTTTTTCGTTATTAGATACCACTTCGGCGTTCTTTCAACTTTCCGCTGGTCTTAACACACTGCGCTACGATGCTTCAGTCAATATGGATTTGTTGGAGGTTAGTATTTATTTTCGTCCACAGTTTCTGGGGGTGTAAAGATGGAGTTATATATCTACAATTCAAATCGGGAGCTTGCGGGTATCGTGGAATCCTTCGAATATCTTCGATGGACCAGGCGGTACTCACAGTGTGGCTCATTTGAGTTAAAAGCTATAGCAACACAGGAGAATACAGCACTATTAAAAGAAGGAAACATCATTTGGAAGAACGATGATGAGGAAGTTGGGATTATTGAGCATCTGGAATTGTCTCAAACTGAGCAGGAAATCATCACTGCAAGCGGACGATTTGCTACATCATATCTTGCCCGACGTATTGTATGGCAAACGGAGAAACTATCAGGGGACATTTCAATTTGTGTGGAGCAGCTTATTAATAATAATCTTATCAGTCCTTCTGATGCAGCAAGGAAAATTAGTGGGATATCCTTTTTATCTCCGAACTTAAATGTGCCCATCAGCACACAGGTATCATATCGGAACTTGATGGATGTGATAACAGAATTATGTGAGGTTTCAGAGGTTGGAATTAAGACCGTATTTACACCTTCAAATGGAATTTTAACCGTAATGTTATATATGGGATTGGAGTCACAGGCAGTGTTCTCCAAGGAGTACGAGAACCTAACTGAACAAATTTATACAATAAGTGCTGCTGATTATGCTAATACCGCACTTGTCGGCGGCGAAGGTGAAGGTGCAGACCGGACATTTGTAGCCATTGCAAGTGGTTCGGGAGAGGCACGGCATGAAATCTTTATAGATGCAAAAGACCTGCGGAAGGATGATTTCGGAATAGATTACATTGATACACTGATTTTCCGTGGCCAAAGCAAGCTAAATGAGCAGGCGATTCGTTATTCTTTTGATACTTCGGTTAATCCTCACGGTAATTTATCATATAAGACAGACTATGATCTTGGGCAGACTGTCAAAGTCATTTCCAAGGCATGGGGTGTATCTATGACAACACGAATCACTGAAATAGTAGAAACTTATGATGCGAATGGTCAGAATGTCAGCGTAGTGTTTGGAAAAGCTGAATTAACAATAGCACAGAAAATTCGCTCAGACATGAGCCAAGTTAAAACGGCTATTTCTGCCCCGACGGGTATTTCTGAGGTAGCTGAAGCTCTGGGGAATGTGACAGAAACCCTTGGTGATTTAAACGAGGTAGATCCTAAAATCCAAGGAGATAGCGTTACGACTACCATAAATAATCTGTTTGGAAAACTACCTGTACTCGAAAATTTTGTAGGTGCGGGTACAATATCGGTCGGCCAATATGCTTTGCACAACATGGTACCCGGAGATGCATTTTACTTCACTTCGTACAGTGGGAACAAGTTCAGCGACCAGCCAAGTGAGAACGGACACATCTTTTTGATAAAGCATAATGGTGATAACACTGGATACGGCTATCAGCGAGCAATGGGTTTCTTTATCAGTAGGGACACTATGACGTTTTATGTAATTTCTGTTTTTGTATTCAACAATCCGTCTGGTCAGGCCAACTGGCTAAGCTTTCCGCTCGGTGCTCTTACGGACATAGCCGCTGCCGTTCGAGGAAGCACCTTTGCATCAAGTATTAACAATGTCTATAATGCGCCTGTATCAGGGGCCAGGATTGCAGACGGTGCTGTAACCACCGCTAAGATTGCTCAGGAAGCAAATACATCTCTGACCTACTCACTCGGGAGTGGCGTGACAATGGGTTTTAATATGTCATTTGTTAATAAGGGTGTTGTTTCAATCGGAATGCAGATTAACGTAGGCGCTTCAGGAGTTGCTTCCGGTGGCACAATTCTAACTATAACAAATGCGAATTTTTACCCTTACTCAACAGTTCGCGCTGTGGCAACTACAGTGGGTGGTAGCGGTACAAGTATGCCTATTACAATTAATACAAGCGGTGTGGTAGCAAACGCGGCTTCTTCCACACTGCCTACGGGTTTTTACCTTATATCTTGCTCTTACGCGAGAGCTTAAAGGGAGGAAAGCAATATGGAGAAAAGCGGATTTTTTAATTCATCTGATGGAGATAGAGTTTATGATGCAACAGACTTCGCTGAATACTTCGGAAGTCTTGTATCTAATGGTGTATTTTATGCTACACCATCAAACCTACAGGTTTCTCCTGGCATTGGATTGGCAGTTATCATTGCAGCAGGCAGTGCATGGATTAATGGATATAGATATGAGAACACAGATGCTCTGAATATGCCACTTACTACGGCAAATGGAAGCAATCCTCGTATTGACCGAATTGTGGTTCGTTTAAATCAAATCAACCGAAGCATTAAGATTGCAGTTGTTGACGGAACCCCTGCTGCAACACCTGTGGCCCCAGAACTAACAAGAACCAGTGATAT